AAAATAGAAATATATAGTATACCAAACTGTCCTTATTGTGTAAAAGCAAAAGGTCTTGCAGAAAGAAAAGGACATGAAGTAGTATACAACATGATGGGAGAAGAGTTTCAAGCAACTGATGTTAGAGAACTATTTCCCACAGCTCGTACATTTCCACAAATTATTGTGGATGGCGAGAAGATTGGAGGTTACACAGAACTGGAGAAATTGATTGGTTAATTCAAGACGCAAAGGGCATGACGCAGAATTAAAAGCGGCAGCCATGTTAAAAAGAATAACTGGTGAAGACTTTGTACAAACTCCAGGTAGTGGCTCAGGTAAAATTAAAGGCGACTTATATGTAGAACATAAACATAACTTGTTCACAATAGAAATTAAGCATTATAAAGATATGGCATTTAACCATAAAATATTTACTCAAAAGAGTAATGTATTTGTGACTTGGTGGTCAAAACTTTGTAAACAAGCCGAAGAAATGAAACAAGAGCCACTACTAATCTTCAAAGAAAACCACTCACAGTGGTATGTGGCAACGACAAGAAAGCCACAGTACAAAAAACATATGTATATAAACTGGTTAGGGTGCTATGTCACCTTTGCCGAACAATTTTTAGAAACACAAAAGGTAAAATTTACAAATGGCAATACAATTTACGAGCCATGGAAAGCCGATCCCGAATGGGAACTTGTTGATTGTTGATGGACTCAATCTAGCTTTTCGATGGAAACATCAAGGAAACAACGACTTCGAACATGATTATGTAAGAACAGTTCAATCCTTGGCAAAGTCCTATAACTGTGGAGAGATAGTCGTCTTAGGCGATGGCGGTAGTAACTATCGTAAAGAAATCTATCCAGAGTACAAAGCAAATCGTAAAGAACGATATGCAGAACAAACACCTGAAGAAGCAAAAGAGTTTGAAATGTTTCTTGCAGAGTTTAGTGATACAATGACTAATCTCAAAAGCAAGGGATATCTAACTCTTAAGTACGCAGGAGTAGAAGCTGATGATATAGCTGCTCTTATCTGTCAAAACAGAGAAGAGTTAGGTCTCGATGAGATTTGGTTAATATCATCAGATAAAGACTGGGATTTACTAGTTGACCCAAAAATTAGTCGTTTTTCGACTGTAACTAGAAAAGAAACAACTGTCCATAACTGGGATGAGCATTATGACTTTGACCTTGAGTACTTCTTGACTTACAAGACGCTTACAGGAGATAAAGGAGATAATGTTCCAGGAGTAGATGGAGTCGGCCCTAAAAGAGCTACTCAACTCATAGAACAGTATGGAGATATATTTGATATTATGGCGAGTTTGCCTCTTGAAGGAAAGTACAAGTACATTCAAAACTTAAATGAGTTTGGAACTGATGGACTAGAAAGAGGAGTAAAACTCATGGATTTAACATACGATGTCGAAGGCGCAGTGCTTGGACATGGGCAAGAAATTATAGGATTGGTAGAAAATTATGTCAGTGAAGATAGATTATAGTAGAGATTCTCTACTGGATGAGTTTGCACATGCAACTCTAAAAGATAGGTATATGATACCTGGTGAAAGTTCACCACAAGAAGCATTTGCTCGTGCAGCTGAGACTTTTGCAGATGATGATGACCATGCACAAAGACTTTACGATTATGTAAGTCAGTTATGGTTTATGTTTGCAACACCTGTGCTATCAAATGGAGGTACTCGTAGAGGTCTTCCAATCAGTTGCTTCTTAAATTATGTTGATGATAGCAGAGAGGGTATTACAGATCATTTTACTGAAAATGCTTTCTTATCATCATTTGGTGGTGGTATTGGTGGCTCATGGTCAGATGTTCGTTCTGCAGGAAGTAAAACATCTAAAGGTTCTGAGTCTACTGGTGTTATACCATTTGTAAAAGTTGTAGATGCTGAAATGCTTGCATTTTCACAAGGTGTAACTAGACGGGGTAGTTATGCAGCTTATCTACATATGTCACATCCCGAAATAGAGGAGTTCTTAGATGGAAGAAAACCAACAGGAGGGGACTCGAATAGAAAGTTTCTTAACTTACACCATAGCGTTGTTATTCCTGATAGCTTTATGGAGTTAATCCATAGGGCAGCTAAGGAAGAAGACTTTGATGATAGTTGGGAATTAATTGATCCTCATACAAAACAAGTAGTAAAAAGAGTAAGTGCTAGAGCATTATGGGTAAAAATTCTACAAAATAGAATGGAAACTGGCGAGCCTTACGTTATGTTTGAAGATGCTGTGCAAAATGGACTTCCAGACTTTCAAAAAAGAAAAGGATTAAAAGTACATCACAGTAACTTATGTAGTGAGATTACTCTTGCTACTGATGAAGAAAGAACGGCAGTATGTTGTCTTTCTTCTGTAAATTTAGAGTATTATGATGAGTGGAAAACCCACAAGGCATTTATACCAGACTTAATTCGTATGCTTGATAATGTATTAGAATACTTTATTAACCATGCACCTAGTCAACTTGAAAAAGCTAAATTTAGTGCTATGCGGGAGAGAAGCATTGGACTTGGCGCAATGGGTTTCCATGCATACTTGCAAAAACAAAATATACCTTTTGAAAGTGGTATGGCAAACGCACTTAACTTAGAAATGTTTGAACATATAAAAAATATGGCAGACATTACTACAAGGCAACTTGCTGTAGAAAGAGGAGCATGTCCTGATGATGATACTGCATCTGTAAGAAATGCACATCTATTAGCTATCGCTCCAAATGCAAGTTCGAGTATTCTTTGTGGTAATACAAGTCCAAGTATTGAACCGTATAGAGCAAATGCTTATACGCAGAAAACAAAAACAGGAAGTAATTTAGTAAAAAATAAATTTCTTGATAAAATTATCAAAGAAAGAGTAAATACTGATGAACTATATGAAGAAACTTGGAGAAGTATAGTGGCAAATAAAGGTAGTGTACAACATCTAAATATATTAGATGATTGGGAGAAAGATGTATTTAAAACTGCTGTTGAGATTAATCAATCTTGGGTAGTTGAACACGCTTCCATGAGACAACCATTTATTTGTCAATCACAAAGTGTAAACTTATTTTTCCCACCTGATGTTAACAAAGGTGATTTACATAATGTACATATGTTAGCGTGGGCAAAAGATTTAAAAACATTATATTACCTTAGAAGTGAAGCAATCAGCAGAGCTGATAATGTTGCTTCTTTGGCTAAAAGAGAGATAATCTTTGAGCAATCAGATTGTCTAAGTTGTGAGGGCTAAATGAATTTATTAACAGAAAGAGATTATTATAAGCCTTTTGTATATCCGTGGGCATTTGAGTTTTACAAAAAACAACAACAAATGCATTGGCTTCCAGATGAGGTGCCATTACAGGATGATATAAAAGATTATAATCAAAAATTAAGTGAAGGGGAAAGAGTATTAATTGATAACATATTTAAGTTCTTTACCCAAGCAGATGTAGATGTATGTTGCGGTTATGCAAAACATTATCTACCAACATTTAAACAACCAGAAATAAGAATGATGCTAGTAAGTTATGCTGCTATGGAAGCAGTACATCAAGAAGCATATTCTTTACTTTTGGAAAGTTTAGGCAAATCAGATGAGCAGTACACAGAATTTTTTGAGATACAAGCTATGGCAGAAAAGCATGAGTACTTAACTGATTTTAATATGAATACTCCACATGAGATTGCAAAAACCATGGCAGTCTATAGTGGTTTTACAGAAGGAGTACAACTCTTTAGTAGTTTTGCTATACTTTTGAACTATCCTCGACACAATCTTATGAAAGGTATGGGTCAGATAGTTACATGGTCAATAAGAGACGAGTCACTTCATGTTGAAGGACTATCAAAACTCTTTAGAACTTTTATTGCAGAAAATCCAGATATATGGACAGATAAACTAAAATATGAAATATATTGTGCAGCAGAACGCGTTGTTGAATTAGAAGATAAATTTATTGATGTTTGTTTCGATAAAGCAGACATACCTGACTTAACAGCGAAGGAAGTAAAAGAATACATAAGATACATCGCCGATAGACGATTACTCGGTCTTGGTATGAAAGCAATATTCCATAGTACAGTTAATCCACTTCCATGGATTGATATGCAAATAAATGCAGTTGAGCATACCAACTTTTTTGAAAATCGTGCTACCGAGTATGCTAAGGCTAGTACACAAGGAAACTGGCAGGATATATTTAAATGAGTACTATTACAATTGATGGTGTCGAACACGATGTCGATTCTTTTAACAACGACCAAAAAGCATTACATCACGCAATTCAATACTGCGACGTAAAGTTAGCAGACCTTGATAATGAAAGAGCAGCTATAAAAACTGCTAGACAAGCATACGTTAATGATTTAGGTCAAAGTTTAAAGGACGACTAATGGTAATTTATATAGGCTACGATTCAAAACAACCCGAAGCATACGAAGTATGTAGGGAAAGTATTAGAAGATACAATCGTAGCCATACCATTACGCCTTTGATGCTTGATGATTTACAAATGCAAGGAATATACAAGAGACCGTTTCAAAATGAAAGTACAGAATTTGCTTTTACACGGTTTCTTGTTCCTTATCTTTCTATGTACTCAGGCTTTTCACTTTTCTGTGATAGTGATTTCATGTGGAAATGTGACCCTGCCGAGTTATTTAACTACACAAATTGCGGTAAATCCGTATACTGTGTTCAACACCCAACCTTTTTATCTCCTACTACAAAAATGAATAACAAACCAAATCTATCTTATCCTAAGAAATATTGGTCATCACTTATGTTATTTGATAATGGCAAATGTAGAACTCTTACTCCAGAGTATGTAAACCAAGCCCCAGCGGGTGCTTTACATGAAATGAATTGGGCGGACACTATTGGTAGTTTACCTGCAGAATATAATGCTATGATAAATTACTATTTATTTCCACATCCAAAAGCAGTTCACTTTACTGATGGAGGACCGTGGCATGATATTCACGATAATCTAGGATACTCTAACGAATGGAAGAAAATTTACGCAAACTTACAGAAGGAAAACGAATAGTATTAGTTGGCAACTCTGTTGAGATGTTACAACATGACCTTGCTGACTATATTGAAAGTTTTGATACAATAGTAAGATTTGGAAATGGTGTTCCCACAAATGAAAATTGGGATAGTATTGGTAAGCGTACTGACATTTGGGTAACTGGGTTTCTAAGATATATCAAACGAAACTTTTATCCTAAAAACATTCCTGTTTTATTCAATCGTTCTCGTATACACCTTGATATAATTCCTGACCATTATCCCAATTTTGAAGTTATTGAAATGTTTTCGGATAAAGAGATAATGAGTATATTTGATTTAGTGGGAGCTAAAAACGGTGAGACTGATGGACAACGACCAAGTGCAGGTTTCATTACAATTCAATATTTTTTACAGAAAATAAATTTTTCTACTCTTACATTGGTAGGGTTTGATTTTTTCTCTAAATCTATTCCAATTACTGCTGGATTCGGGAATCCTACAAGTTGGCACATTCCAATGAACTCTCAAACATACAATCCCCATTCTCAGAAAGAGAAGGAGATTGTACTTGATTTATTTAATAGAGGTATAATTGATTGGAAAATATTATCAGACTTAAATCAGGGTAGCTTAGACCTTTCCTAATATAAATCCTCTTTTAACAAGTTTTCCTGCGATTGCTTTTTGTTTTTCTGCTTTTTGTAAAAGTATTTCATTTAATTTAGCATTTCTAAAGTTTAAGGGGATTCTGTCAATCAGAGAAGTATAACAATCCCATGGAACTGCTAACTGAACACCTGTACTTAGTTCTAAGTATTCTCTTGAGAGATATCTATGTTCTATATTTATACTCCAAGACTTTCTCAACATGACATTATAGTCTAATAATTCTTTTGCTGGGATTGCATCTCTTTCAACAAGCTGGTCTAATCTACCATTAACATAAATTGGTGACCAAGAATGTTTGTAGAAACTCAATGCTTCAAAGAAAGCATTATCATTTGTAGCTAGTAATTGAGTGTCAATGTAAGGTCTTCTACCTTGATTCTTTGGGTCAACTTGTCTTGTAAAAAATAAATCTCTATTTTCAAATTCAGATAACCTATCATAGTTTAATAACACTATATTTTTATCAATGTAAGGTATGCCTTGATGAGTTTTTCGTGGTATACGAAGAATGTCGTAATAATGTCCTATATTTGGATGTTTATCAAAAACTAAATCTCTACTTAAAAATGAAATTGATGCTTTGAAAAAAGTTGCAGGTGGTATATCACCACTATCAATTGCACGATTAAAAATTCTAGGTCCATCCCATACTATTATTCGTTTTGCAAGTCCGCCTTTATCTTTCCAGTAATCTTTTAAGAAAAATGTCATTCTAGATACATCTTCTTCTCTCCACCATGCTTCATAAACTTTTACATTTTGAAAGTTCTCTAGTATCCAGTCTACTTCTCTTGTATTCCAATCTTCTTTATGGATGAAAAGATGCAGACGAAAACCGTCTTTATCGATTAAAGAAGCTAAAGTGAACATACTCCAGTCTTTTTTATATTTTGTTACTAATTCAATCATCCGTCTATTACCTTATATTCCCAAAAATTATTGAGATAGTTATTTAATCTTTCTTCTCCATCTTTATCGAAACTAAAGATTATTCCTGAGTTCTTTGCTGAAAATATTTTCATCAGCGATTTTTTTGCATTTGTATTTGCTATTGTTTCATATATGCTTTCGTATGTCCAAAGATTTTTTTCTCTGTCTTCCCTTCTATGAGATATTAAACTTAAATCTTTGTCTAACATAAGTGCCATAAGTCCCATTTCACTATTTTGCATTGTAGCACACTGTTTACAATTAGCTAGTAATTCAAAACCTCCAAGTTTTTTGTCAAGTACTGTGTCTTCTCCAAAATCTTCTTTTAACTTTGCTATCCATACTTTTTGAGTAATTGGATGTGGTTTAATTTTAAATCCTTGTTCTACACAGTGTCTAAGTCTGCCCCAATGTAGTGTTTTGCCTTTTGCAAGTATATTAGTACCTGGTAAAAATGCTACTTTATCATAATACTCTAAGTTAGTTCCAAGAGTATACTTATTATGAAAATTATTTACAATTTTATTGCATCTTTCTTCGTCTATTTTTATGTCTGAAGCAACAATGCTTTTAAATAACCTATTATTAATTACTATACTGGGTACTCTTATGTATATACCATTACCAAGAAAATCTGTATACAACCATTTTTGTATTGTACTTATTGCATTTGTATTAAACCAAATATCATATTCAAAAGGACTACCTCTATGTTTTTCAGGAATTATTCTTTTTCTAAATTCTGCTAATCCCTCTAAATCACTAATTGGTCTATAAGAAGAACCTGACTTCATAAAATGAGTGGGTATATCTCCTAAACTTTCATTTATTGTTAATGCTTCTAATTTATTCTTCGGTTTTATCACGCTTTAACTCAAATATTTGTTTTTCCATTATTCTCATTCTTTTTTCTGATTCTTCTATTGAATCGTATAAAGCATGCATCATACTTTCCATTTTTCTATTAAGATACTCTGGTGTTATATCCTTTTCTTTTTTAAATTCGCTCATTAATTGCTCTCGCTCCATTTTGAGCCATCCCAGAACGAGAATCCATAGTCTTCTAAGCTAGAAACTTCTGTATCAAATAGAGTTCCCGCTTGAGAGGCTGTTGTTCTTTCATATACAACGGTAGATGTATTAAATACCGTTGTGGTTAAGTGGTCAGTAGTAATTGTTGTATCTGTAGACCTTGTTGTATTGAAGGTTGTAGTTGTAGTTCTATCTGTACCAAATGTTGTTGTTCTACTTGTATTAAATGTTGTAGTAGTATTAAATGCTGTTGTTCTAGAAGTTTCTGTACTTCTTGAAGATGCAGTACTTCTACTTGACGCAGTAGCTTGTGTTGTATTAAATGTTGTTGTAGTATCTCTACTTGATCCAGTAGTTCTACTTGTAATTGTTCCTTGTGTTGTATTAAATACTGTAGTTGTAGATTTACTTGTACCAGTTGATTTACTTGTAATTGTTCCTTGTGAAGTTGCAAATACTGTAGTTGTAGATTTACTTGTACCTGTATTTCTACTTGTTACTGTAGCTTGTGTTGTATTAAACGTTGTAGTTGTATCTCTACTTGAACCAGTACTTCTACTTGAAGCAGTAGACTGTGATGTTGCAAATGTTGATACAGTATCTCTACTTGATGCAGTCGCTCTACTTGTTAGTGTACCTTGTGAAGTATTAAAGGTTGTAGTTGTAGTTCTACTTGTACCTGTTGCTCTACTACTTATTCTACTTGTAATATAAGCTGTTTCATATGTTGTTGACTGTGATGTGTTATCAATATATGCTGTAGAAGTTGTAAATGTTGTAATAAACGATGTAGACTGCGAGGTATTTGTGCTTTGTGAAGTATTTGATATTCTTACAGTATTATAACTTGTTGACTGTGATGTATTTGTACTTTGTGAAGTATTTGATATTCTTACAGTATTATAACTTGTTGACTGCGCTGTATTTGTACTTCTTGCTGTATTTGTTGCTTGTGTTGTATTATATGCTGTTGACTGTGATGTATTTGTACCTCTTGCCGTATTTGTTGCTTGTGAAGTATTTCTAGATGTATTTGTAGCAAATGTTGTACTATAACTAGTTGCTGTTGCAAAAGAAGTATTATCTATATATGCTGTAATTCTTGATGTATTTGTATTTCTTGCTGTATTTGTAGCAGCTATAAAAGATGTAATTCTTGCTGTGTTGTTTGTAAAACTTGTAGATCTTGAAGTATTTGTTGCTCGAGTCGTATTATTTGTAAAGGCTGTAGCATTTGTAAAACTTGTACTACGAGAATCTGCTTGTCCAAACAACGTTTGTCTAGATGTATTTGTATTTCTAGTGGTACTTCTAGTGGTATTGTCTCCACCACGTTGTTCGTTAGGGTCATCAAAGGTAAAAAATGTTGTTATGTAACTTGTAGCATCTATAAAAGCTGTATTTCTAGTTTGAAAAGTAATAAAACTTGTCTCTCTAGATGTATTTGTATTTCTAGATGTATTTGTAGCAAATGATGTATTGTCTATATATGATGTAATTCTAGACGTATTTGTAGCAAATGAGGTACTTCTTGCTGTATTTGTATTATTTGTAAATCCTGTACTATTAGTAAATCCTGTAGATCTACTTGTATTTGTTGCTTGAGTTGTATTTGTATTTCTAGAAGTTCCTCTTGTTGTATTGTTTGTAAATGCAGTACCAAAAGAAGTGTTATCTATATATGCTGTACTTGTGATAAAGGTTGTAATTCTAGAAGTACCAAAAGATGTATTATCTATATACGCTGTTGTAGTTGTAAACGTTGTAGTCCTAGTTGTAGCAAATGAAGTATTAGCTTCATATGCTGTTGTAGTTGTAAACGTTGTAGTCCTAGTTGTAGCAAATGAAGTATTAGCTTGATATGCTGTTGTAGTTGTAAACGTTGTAGTTCTAGTTGTTGACTGAGATGTATTTGTATTCCTTGCTGTATTTGTGGCAAATGATGTATTTCTACTTGTACTTATCACTGTGTCATATGAAGTAGTGTAGGTCGTTGTAGTGTTATATGCCGTTGTTGTACTTCTACTTGTATTAAATGTTGTAGTAGTAGTAAAAGTAGTTGTTGTTGTAAATGCAGTTGTAGTACTTTGTGTTGTATTAAAAACAGTCGTAGTATTAAATGCTGTTGTTGTTGTAAATGCAGTTGTAGTACTTTGTGTTGTATTAAAAGTGGTTGTAGTATTAAATGCCGTTACTGTTGTAAATGCTGTTGTTGTACCTTGTGAAGTATTAAATGTCGTAGTGGTAGTAAAAGCTGTTGTTGTATTAAATGCAGTAGTTGTAGACTGCGATGTATTAAATGTCGTAGTGGTAGTAAAAGCTGTTGTTGTATTAAATGCTGTTGTAGTACTTTGAGTAGTATTGAATGTTGTAGTCGTTGTAAACGCAGTTGTTGTAGTAAATGCAGTTGTTGTATCAAAGGCTGTTGTTCTACTTGTCTCTGTTGCTTGTGTTGTATTAAATATAGTTGTTCTACTTGTATCAAAGGCAGTTATAGTATCTTGAGTAGTGTTAAAAGTAGTTGTAGTAGCAAAAGAAGTTTCTTGTACACCACTGATTGTAGAAGTACTTGTTGCAGTATTTCTAGAAGTTTGGTGCGTAATGGTAAACGGCCCAGCTAGTGTGCCGTTATCATTTACATATACTTCATTTATTCTGCGAAGCGTACCACTATCATTTAACGCTAAAAACGATATTTGGCGAAGTGTTCCACTGTCATTGATGTATAGTGCCATATCTTAACTCGAATATACAAACCATATATGACCGCTACTTGTACTTCCTACATTAGAAGGAGCAGTTTGTGTTATTGTGTAAGGAAGTCTGTCGGCACTAATAGTACCAGACCCAAGTTTAGATGATGCAACACTTCCTTGATATCCTCTACTGGAGTCAATAACCTGTGTTCCATCCACCTTAATACCTGCGTCTTCGATGTTAAAGTCTAATTTTTGTCCCATTTTATACCTCTATTGTTGTTCTAATGAACTTATAACTCATACTATCTGTTGAAGCAGGAGTTACTCTTAATCTTACATTACCACCACTTATATCTGCATCGAATGTTGCTTGTGCACCATTGTCAAATATAGAAGCGTACTGTGTTAAATAAACTGTTGTTCCATCATGGAACATAACTATTTCTAGTGATTGATAATCTGAATCTGTTGTATTTACAACCTGAACTAAATATTTCGCAGTTCTAAATGTAGCTGCTGCAAAACTGTCTAGTGTAAATTGTGTAGTTGCTGATGAAGTTCCTGTGCCTACATCCATACCAGCGACTTCGTCTATGTGAAGTTTTTGTGGTGGAGAACCATCTTGAATACCAAGGCTACCACCTACATTTTGTACTGTTCCAGTATCTCCTAAGAATAAGTTT